GGTCAGGCGCTGTGAGAATTACACTGCCGCGGCCACTCGCATTGCCCTGTAGTTTAATCGTTGCCATTTAGATCACCGTCCATGTTTCGCCAGCACCCACTGTCACAGTGACACCAGAGTCGATTGTGATTGGGCCAGCAGACATTGCGTTCTTGCCATTCGTGATCGTGTAGTTTGCTGTCACGTTCTGACCGTTTTCCCAGAAGATTTCATCTGAGCCACCACCACCTGCACCCGCACCCGCATCAATCCAATCATAGTCGGAGCCACTAAAACTCAGAACCTGACCTGTTGTTGCCGTAGAATAGTTGAGGTGAGTATCTACATCAGAGTTTGTGTAACCAGCAGGCAAGCCCGTCAAAGCGGAGCCGTCCCCAGCGAAGGCTGTCGCTGTTACGGTCCCTGTCACATCAAGAGGTGTAGCAGGGCTGGTCGTTCCGATACCTACGTTACCTGAGCTGTCGATTCGCATACGTTCAAAATCAGTGCCGCCCTTAGCTTCTGTGAACTTTAGGCCAGTGACGCCGCCGGAGTTTATTACGCCAATTCTATAGCCATAGTTACCAAAACCACTGTTTACTGAACTGTCGTACGCGCCATCTGTTGCCAAAAGGATTGCGGAGTCCTCTGGTCCTGTGTCACCATCGTTATCCCTGTCGCCATTGACAACAAGAAGAGCTTGGTCGCCACCACCGAGTACAGTACGGACAGTGGTGTTGGTTCCCCCGATTACGTCCAGACCAGCAAACGTAGGGCTGTCATTGGGCTGCACTGCACTGTCAGCTAGTGTACCCTGTGCAGCCGTGGCGAAGTCACCCGTGTTAGCCGCAGCAGCCGTGCCAATGGCCGACGTCTCCACCTTGTCCGTGTTTAGGTTGTCGAAGTTGTCATCAACCTCGTCGTGCGTCAGCGGCGAACCCTTGCCCGCGCGTGTAACAATCGTCGCCATAGGCCGCCTCCTGCTTAGTCTAGCGTTACATCAACGTCACCGACTGGGAAGCGAAGAACGTCGCCCGTGTCGATGGCCTTGGCCGTCGTGAGGGCCGCGTAGGCGATCTGTGCGCCGCCAGAGGAGGCGTCAAACACCGCAACGTGGCTGATGGTGCCCCACGACCCAGTCGCCACGTCAAACTCAACAGCGCCGCTGTTTGTGGCTGTATCGCCAGACACGGTGAACGTCACAGCTTTGCGGGTGTATCCGTTGCCGCTAATCTCAGTGCCGCCGCCTTCGCCGGGGTTGGACGTGAACAGGCCCAGATACCAGCTCGTCGGGCGCGTAACGCTGTCTGCATTGAACGCAACTTCAAGACGATTGTCTCGTAGGTGTTAGAGAAAGACATTTAGTAGCTCCTAATTTTCATGCGCTGGCCTGAGCCGCCGTGTTTCGCCTTGTCGCTGTCTGCGTTCAACCCTGTGATCGCGTTCTCGTACAGCGAGCCCCAGACGCCAATGCGGGCGTCATCGCTTAGGTAGGGAGCCGCCTGTAACAGCGCACCATACAAATAAGCATCAGGCGCATACGTCAGCAGCCAGTTCGTCGTAGCCGAGTCAGTTAGCGCAGGCACAGTCCCTCGGTAAAGCATCGTGACGTCAAACGTACCCGAAGGCGTTGGGTATAGCTCCAACGACCCCGCCGAAATAGTGTAATACCGCGGGGTGCCCACAACGTCAGCACTGCGCGTCCGTTCGTCCAGCATCGTGCTGTACGACATAGGCTCAAGCTCAGCAGGCCCGTTGGTGGTCGATACGCTCAAGCGAATAGGGCTAAGCCAATCCGCGGGCAGGTCAGAATAGCGCGCGTCAATTTCAGCCTCGCTGCGCGTCTCTTGACGCCAGTGCGAAAGGTCGCGGTTCATCTGCGCTTCAGCAAGCGAGATAAACGTCGGGATCACCGTCGTCAGGTCGTCGCGCAAAAGCCAATCGGCAAGTCCTGCCTGCAACTCTGCGTAGGTCGTAATAGCCATCTAGCTCACCACTTCTCTCTGTGCATTACTTATACTTCTTCGACAGGCACGTACGCGCGCGCTTACACGCGGCTGGTGTGGGGCAGCCCTTGCAGGGTTTGAACTTAGGAGCCATCAGAGCAGTCCTCGCTGTCAGTAGTTGTTAATGTATGTATCATACGCATCCGCGATAAACGTAGGCGTAACGAAAGCGGGCATCCCGTCTGGGTAGATTGTGTTTACGAACTGCTCCCGAGACATAGGTACCCGCGGTAAACCAAAGTTGGGAAGGCCCTCAAAAGTAGGCGCACTAGGCGCTGGCACATCCATAGCGCTGGGCATCAGGTATGCAGGCGCAGCAGGCGCAGCAGGCGCAGCAGGCGCAGGCATCCCCATAGCGCTAGGCATCAGGTATGCAGGCGCAGCAGGCGCTGGTGGCGCTGTGTAAGCAGGCGCAGGCATCTGAGGGCGCATCTGTGGGCGTACAGAGCCAAGGCGCTCCATGTAGCCCATTGGCCGCACGCCAGCGGCGTTTAGCAGACCGCCGAACAAGCCGCCGTAGGGGCCTCCTTGGAACGTGGGGCCCGTCCGACCGAAGCCGCCGCCATCAAACATGTCGCGCGCAAAGCCGCCGATACCCGTCCGCATGTCGGGATCGCCGCGCTCGCGGGAGCCCGCAGGACGCGCAACAGCGTTAGCAGCCGCCGACAGGATGCCGCCGCCCTCAAAGCGGGGGCCGTGCTGGCCTTTGCCGCCGCCGTCAAACATATCCCGTAAACTTGTGTATCTGTCAGCCATCAGGCCACTCCTTTTAAATTCCGACGCAACGGCGCGCCCCAACTGGGCGATTTGCCGCCCAACGCAGTGACCGCATCAGCCGCAAGCGTCAGACACACCGCGTCGGCAAGGTCCGGGGAAGCTAAGCCGCGTTTCCGCATGTCATCCTTGCTCTCCGCCTTCATCTTGCCGCTACTCAGGAAACTATACCTGATCGACGTTAATTCCGCAATAAGCTGGTCGTTTTTAGGCAACCGCGACGTGCGCTGCTCTAGCCACCCCCGCATCTTGAACCACAGCTCCGCCCGAAGGTTAGAATACGTGTCGCCCATACTAGGGGCCTCCCCCACGTTCACACCACGCACAGGCAGCCCCAGCTCGCGCAAACGGTCCACAACACCACCGCCCATGCCGATTACGTCCACAAGTATCTCTCTCGGCCGCTGAGACTGCGACAGCCCGTCATACTCAGCCTTAACCCGCCCTACCGTCTGCATCAGGTCAAGACCCTGCCAGCTCGTTATGTCCGTGATGACCGCACCCTGCCGCCGCGCCAGCGCAGTCTTGTCCGACCCGAACCGCGCTACGTCAAGCCCCCAGACCATCGCGGCGTCCACGTCCGTCTCAATGTCCCGGTGCATCGCACTCTCAACCAAATGAAACGGGATGATCGTGTCGTCATCCGCCAGAGGAAACTCACCCAAGACACGGATGCGGAACGCGTTACTATCCTCGCCGTACCGCAGCCGCATCTCGTCCACAAACTCATCCGAGACAAGCGGGCTCTCCACACACGACCAACGACGCGTCCACCAACTACCCGCAAGCCGCGTCTGGCTCTCGAAGAACGTCCCGCTCGACCGCGTAGGGTTGCTCAGCATGATCGTAACAGCGTTGTGGCCCGACATGGACCCCGCAGCCGCCTCAAACACCGCCTCCGGCACCCCAGACGCCTCATCAACCACCAGCATAACATTATCCGAGTGTACCCCCGCCAGCGCCTCTGGCGTCTCCGCACGGCTGGTACGAGCCGATATGAACGCCTCGCTCGGAGCAGCCGCCAACTCAACACGGTCGTTCTTAACAATCAGCATGACCTTCAACTGGTCAGGCAGCTCATTGATCCACCGCTTTAGCTCAGCGAACAACGCATCGAACAACTGGCCGCTCGTAGGGGCCGTCACAACAACCTTGTTCGGGAACCGCAACATAACAAACCACAGCATAGCCCAACTGGCCGCCGTGGACTTCCCCGTTCCGTGCCCACTGCGCACGCTCATCTTGCGCTCGCCGTCCGCCAACGCCTCCAGAAACTCCGCCTGATACGGCAAAGGCTCCGCGCCCAAGATGTCCCGCACAAAACCAACAGGGTTGCCGTGGTACTCCCTAACGAAGTCCTCTAGCGGGTTATGCTCACTGCTCATGGTCAATAGTCCTCCGCTCGTCTTCCTCACGAAGCTCCGCTACCTCACGGCTCACCTTCTTCAGCGCATCAAGGTGCATATCACCCAGCGATATAGTCACGTTATTCTGCGGACGCGAACCGTACCTGTTCTGGTTAAAACTACCCGCCATAAACTTGCGGTAGTTCACCTTCTCCCGCGTAGCAGAAATCTCATTGGCCGTGCTGCCCCCGTCCAGCGCGTCCACCATCTCCAGCCCCTGATCGACCAGCGCATCAGCCGCCTCAACACGCGCACGCTCCATAGCGTCCTTGTACTCAGGCACGCTGTTGATCGCCCGGCTAACATACGACCGCGTACACCCGTACCCCTCCGCGATCTTAGCCACCGTCACACCGCTCGCTATCTGGTCAAACAGATAATCCGCGCCGCCGTTGTCCGCAATTTCCAGTAAAATTTTTTTCTTGAGGGCTTTGCCAGCCATAGTTGGCCTCCAGATAATTTTCAAAATTTTATGCCGGACACCCTTAAAACACAAGGGCCTCGAAGAAACACGCAGCCGTGTGCGTGAGATTGTAGCTATAGTCACCGCCCCCGCCGATCCGAGCCGTGGGGGGGGGTCTCGCGCAGATCGCCAGCGACTTGCTTATAATCGCTATTATGTCAAATTGGTTATGCTTTGTTATCAAGGGGTTAGCTAAATCAGCCTAGGCGATAGGTCCAGTTTGGGCAGTTTTGCAGTGAATTCGTGCGCAACTATAAGTCCAGTTTGCCAGGGCTTGCCTTGCCTGGCGTTATCTGGCACGCGCACGCGCGCAGCGTGGCGGCGTGTCTGATCGCGAGCGCTCATTGTAAATTAGTTGTTGACTATGCGGGCCATGTGCCCTACACCTGTATCAAGGGCAATGAAGCCCGCCAATTAGGAGACTAACCCAATGAAACATTCAATCCCTACACCCGCCACCAAATCCGCCACCAAAGCTGCGCTGGCCGCGCTTGGTTATTCGTTCACGTCGCTGCTAACGCCGCCTATGCAAAATCCCAAGATATATAAGAGCGCAAAGAAAGCGGGCGTTATGACGTTTGTTATGCATCTAGCACCGCACACGCTCAGCGGGTTCAACACCTGTGCCAGCGCTAAAGATGCATGCATCGCCCCATGCTTAGACAAAGCAGGAAACCCCGCGGCCGGTGACGCTAAGCGCGCTGCGCGCATTGCCCGCACGCAAGCTTTCTTTCGTGCCCGCGCCTTGTTCTTGGCGCTTCTCAAGATTGAAATATCAAGCGCCGTTAAACGCGCGCAACGCGCTAACATGGATTGCGCATTTCGATTGAACGGGACAAGCGACATCCGCTGGGAAGCCGTGCGTTTTGCTGACGGTCAATCCGTTGTCGAATTGATCGACGCTCTAGGCGCTACCGCATACGACTACACAAAACACAGCAACCGACGTGCGCCC